TTATATCTTCACTAGAGTTTGGCATACCACCAACTTCTTTTTCCGTAACAGATAGTTTATTCCAAATTTTATCTGGTCTGTTCATGCTAAACCCTCTGTAACCCCTTCTCCTTAGGTAATACAATAATCTTGGTTTGTTATTCTCTGCTAGTATTGGCATACCGTAAAATACTAAAGACATTAGAACGTCTTCAAAAAATATCTCAGCAGTTTGAGGTCTAGCTATATATTCTAAAAAGAAAGTATTAGCTGGAGCATCTTCCATTGAAAACTTAGTTAATCCATGCAAAGCTCCTTTCGATCCTCTTTTATCTACTGTTCCTGATATATCGTACGAGTCACATCCAAACGCTCCCATATGTTCGTTACCTGGATACTTAATACCATTTTTAATTATAACGTTATTTTGCATTTTACCGTTAGGTACCCAACTTACCTTAAATCTACCGTTTGGATCTGGATTAAAACTAACTCTAGTATCTTTGACTCCGTTTGTCCACTGAAAATTACCAGTGGTTAATACTGATGAGTTTCTATTTCCTTCGTTATAATCTATTTGCTCGTATATTTTTACTAAGTTAAATAAACTATTTTTAGTTTCATCTCTAAACGCATGTTCTTCTGTTCTAGGAAACTGACGATAAAACTCGTTTAAAGCATCTTGGTCGTCTCTTAAACCCTCAGCTTCATTATCCCAGTGATCTATTACACCGTAGTTTATTTCTACTCCTTGTGGATCAAATGCGGATTCTCTAGGAGCATTAAATACGGGTGATCCATATTCATCAATGAACCCTTCGTAATTCCATTCCATAGGAATAAACAAAGAATATAATCCTGACTTAGTCTGTCCATTTCTATTTCTTTTTGTAACATCTGAGTTGTTGTATAAGTTCTTAAAATTCTCACCACCTTTATCAAGAGCATTACTTGTACTACCCATCATACATTTACCTATGATTCTACTACCTAATCGTAAACAAGTTTTTGTAACTCTCCAGTTGTTTTTTATATTGTCAGGCTTTTCCCACTTACCACTCTCATCGTGTACTAGTAAAGAAAGTTTTTCACCGTCATAACTATTATCACCTGTGTTTTTCCAGTCAATAGTTGTGTCTAGTCCTTCCATATCATCTTGCTCCTCACGTTCTCTCATTTTTTTACGAGTAAACTTTTTAGCTGGAACTCTATATGCTAGTTCAGACTTTGGACGATCCATACCATCTTGTATTGGTTTAAAAAAGAAAGGGTAGTTTAAACTAATTGGTACAACTTTATCTGTAAACATCTTTTTAGCATCAGCACCTGTTTTAGATAATATACCAAATCTACTATCACCAGCTAATGTTGCTTGATTAACTGTTTCAGCTGAACTCATAAAGGAAAAACCAGAACGTCTATTTTTTAAATAACACATTCCGTAGCATCTCGCATCTGCTTTGCAAGCTTCCCAGAATATAAAGAACAATCTATTAGCATCTCTAAAATCTGGAGCACCAACATCAATCTTACTCCATTGTAAGTACATATAGTGAGTACCTGTTATGTAAGTTGGTTTACCATTATTCATAAACCAAAAACCTTCTTCTCTTCTCTTAAACTCTTCGTCTATATAACTATAGTGTTTTTCTTTAAAGTCTTCTGGATACTCTTGCCAATCAAACACTGTTTTAATTTTCTTAAAATCAGGGTTAGTTGAAAACTGCTTCCACTTTTGCTCAGACTTAACATCACTACAAGAGTACACTTCTTTAGGTTCCTTAGGTAAGGCTATTTGAAAACCTTGGATTTCAAGAACTTCACCAATCTGCCCAGTCTTAGAAATAACAACAATATCATTTTCTTTATTGTAACCGTATTTCCATTTTTTAGACTTGTTTAAACGTTTTATTACATTAGACCTTATTGGATCTACTATTTTATATAGAGACTGTTTATACATTACTTAGATCTTCCTTCTGCAAACCCTTTAAATACCTTTTCTTTCTTTTCTTCTACAGGCTTATCTTCAAGCATAGCCTCTTCTTCTTGGATTCTATTTAATATTTCAAACGCATCGAATATAGCTAACTTTTTTGTAGCTGCCGCGTTCTTTAATCTATCTGCTGATATATCTTCGTCTGAATCAACTATTTCTTCTCTTGCAACTTTAATTAGTTCTACAACAGCTTTATGCCCAGCTTGGATTATATTCTTCTTCGTCTCCTTTATATTCATATTCAATTGTAATAAATTTATTCATAACTCTATAAAGTCTTTCTCCATCAATAATAAATTCGTATCTACTATTAGGCGTAAAACCAACTAACTCTGTAGTGTGAAAGTTATTAAACGTTCCGTCGCTATATTTAACAATACCAACAAGTGGTTTCTCTTTTTCAATATTAAACTTATCAACAGCTTTTATAGGTTTAACAAAGCTATAACCTGGCATAGCTTTCCATTCATCGTTTTGTTTGTAAAGAAACATTTGATCTTCAGATATTAAATATTTATCTTCTTTGTAGTATGATGAACTGTTTCTTTCTCTACCTTTTACATCATGCCATCTTCTAAATACGTTGTGGTGTACTATTACCTCATCACCCACGTTAATAGGTGATGAGAATAATAGTGGGGTAGCGATAACCCTCGCACGTCTGTTAACGAATTGGTGATTGTAAACTTCGGTGTTTAATATTAAGCTTTTGTCTCCAACTTTTTTAGAGTTATTGTATCTCTCACCTATTGGCGATACGATAAAGTTTTTATAAGCTTTCATTAGTATTCTAAATTATACTCAATAGATATAGCCATGTTTTTATTAAAGTCTTTCCAAGGTATAACAACATTTTCTTTTCTAATGTATATACAATACTTATCTTCTTCTTCTATTATATCACATATCTCATGACCTCCGTACACTTCTTGATTTACAGCGTAGTGCATAGAATCATTCTTGTAGTCTTTACCTATAGTAATTTTTCTTATAATATTACTTTTCATTAGGCCAGTTTATTTTTCCATCGTCTAAGTTAACGTCATATGTACCATATTCTTTTACTAACTTTTCTTGAAATATTTTTACTTGCTCTTCAGTTTTAGTAAGACCGTGTAAAAGGTTGTGTTTTTGAGCTTCTATTTTACCTATGTTAAATTGTATTCCGTTTATATTATTAACAACAACTTGTAACTCTTTTAAGTGTTGTTCTGATATTTTGTCAACCTTAGGTTTAAGGTCGATCACTTTTTCTTTTTTTCCCATTTTATTTAATTTTATTTAATTGTTATTATTTTTATCCAGGCCAAACGTTACCTACTGTTTTTGTTATACTACCTTCTGTACCTGAGAGATCAGCAAATAATGATAAATCGCTACCACCTACTGAAAAATCAAAAGTTTTATTAAATTTATCACCAGTGCTACCTCCACTTGAAGTTATAGTAGTTAACATATTTCTAGCGTAAAACGCGGCCCCAGCGCTCGGCTCGTCACCAGAAGAAAATCTAATATCAAAATAATCACCATAACTACCATCACTTGTTACACTTTTATCATAAGTAGTAACACCAAAACCAGCAGTAAATGCAGGACTAACAGCCTGACTTTCACCACTAATTAACGCAGTAACACCAATGCTATCACTAAAGTATGTTTCGGCCCAGGTTCCATCAAAATACATTTCAAATGTAATTCTAATCACATCTCCATTTGCTTTTGAAACTCCACTCCATCCTGGAGTAACTCTAAAACCAGAAACTCCACTTTGAGTTAAATTAAATAAACCTTTAAATGTATCTAAAGCTATTCCACCTGGAAACTCATCCCAGATTATTCCCATGCCTAATCCTAAAGGTGCCATTATACTCCTATGTAAGCTATGCAGGCGCCAGAGTAAGTTTGAACACTAGTCCATCTACCATATATTGTCATTCCTTTTGGAAAAGTTACAGCGTCAGCCTCTGTTGTTCCACCTATTATTATACCACCAGAGCCTTCTGTTGTTGTTTCAGAACTTGCAGCTAAATCATTTGCTGGTTGTTGTGTTGATATATATATATCACCATCTAATGTACTAGGTGTTCCAATTACTCTTTCGGCTACTAAACCTCCATCATCTTCAAAAATAGTATCAGCTAAAAATGTTATAGCTATAAATATTTTTCCAGTTGGTGGTACTATTGCATCTGTAGCGTTACCCGTTATATAAGAACTACCTAGTTGTCCAAAACCGTATTCAGTTATATCTTTGTATGCCATTTTATTTATTATTTATTTTGTTGTTCATTTTTCTTTGACGATCCTCCGAAAAAGAAATCGACAACTGTATTAACTTTTGCGCTCATTGCGCCGAATATTGTTGAGACAAAACTTATCTCAAATTCACCTAGGTCTATATCACCCATCATAAAGAACTTAAACATCACAAAGCTTAATCCAAAATAAGCTACTGTAAATAGCGTTGCGAGGATTTTCTGAATAACTGCATCGTCTTTGTATAAATCTCTAGCGTCCTTTCTATCTTCGACTTCTTTGGCGAATGCTTCTCTTTCAGCTTCGAGTAGTAGTTGTTTGAGAGCAAGCTTTGCTTCATCTCTTTCTTTGTCTGTTGTAATAACTTTGTCAAGTATACCTTCTGCATTATCTACTACTTTACTGAATAAACTACTTACTAAATTTCCTATCATCTTTCATTATCTTTTATCATATCATCAATAGACTTATTCATTACCTTATC